CTCGCCAAGAACCGCCAGTCCATCGCCAGCTATCGCACGCTCTTGGAGATGGCGGACCAGGTTCAGTGCTCGACCCCGGAAGTCGAAGCAGCCGTTCGCAAGGAGGTCACGCCCCGCAGAACGCGGGTGTTCCCGAACCTCGTGCGTTTCGACCATTACCCGCAGGTCCATCTCGCGGAGAACCCCGATCAGATCAAGATTCTCTGGCAGGGTGGCATTGCCCATTACGAGGACTGGTATCCGCTGCGGGAGCAGTTGGGGCGCATCACCCAGAAGTACCCGCAAGTCCACTGGGTCATCTGGGGGGCACAGTTCCCGTGGGTCAACGAGTTGATCCCGCCGCACCGCTACACGTTCCAGGACTGGTGCCCATACCAGGAGTACAAGCTGCGTCTGTGCATGATCGGGCACGACATCTCGCTGGCACCGCTGTCGGACAACGTGTTCAACTGCTGCCGGAGCGCGATCAAGTTCTACGAGTCCTCGGTACTCCACAAGCCCGCCGCGACGCTGGCGCAGAACACCGCCGCCTACAAGGCGGAGATCGTGGACGGAGAGACTGCACTCCTGTTCAACAACCCCGACGAGTTCGAGGACAGGCTGTCCCGGCTGATCGAGGACGTGACCTACCGCAAGCAACTGGCAGCGAACGCGAAGGACTGGGTGTCGGAGAACCGGGATGCGATGAAGGTGGTGCCGAGCATCATCGAGTCATGGGAGCGCTTGCGCGAGGAGCGGACCATCGAGCAGCCGCACGTCGGCGAAGCGGAGTGGGCCGAGATCGAAGCCGCTGACCGCGCCGAGCAGGAAGCGGAGAACGGAGTCACGGATGAGCCTGTTCCAGCCCTCGACGAAAGCGGTTAGCGCCGCCTGTCAAGAGATCGCAGACACGGTCGGCGCGTCCGGCGATGCGGAGATGACGACCCGCGCCGGACGTTCGCTGTTTGCCGGACTCCAGCACTTCAACAACCGCGCGAACTGGAACTTCGCCCTCACCGAAGCCGCGCCGATCACCGTGTTCGCCCCGTTCAACGTGAGTTTGACGGCCTCGGCAGGGCAAGCTTCGGCGGCCGCTCCGGCTGGACACGGAGTCAAACCCTACGACTTCATCGTGGCGTCAGGGTTTGCTGCCGGGGTCCGCGTCTCCGCGACGGGTGTCTCGGGAGTCGGATTCTACGGCACCGTGACGGGGTTCTCGGCGGGTGCGACGGTCATCACGGGCACGTTTACGCGCGACATGTACGACCTGCCGACCGATTGGAAACAGCCCTACAGTCTGCGACTCTTGGCCTCGCAGAAGGTGGTGCGCCCGATCGGTCGGCGGCTCTACGACCGCTCCATCACCAGTGAGCAGCAGTCGAGCTCGGTCGAGTGGTACGACGTGTTCATGGTCGGCAGCACCGGGCGGATTCGCCTGCTTCCGCCGCCGCCGAGCGCGGACATCCTGCAAATCCGCTACTACCGCCGCATGACCATCCCAACCACGAGCGCCACGGCGGACGCGGTGGACATCCCGCAGGACTTCGAGCCCTACCTCGTGGCATGGTCCAAGTGGCATTTTCTTGTGGACAAGGGAGAGGGTCGGGGCGACCAGATGAAGACCTGGTTCGTGATGGCAGACGAGGGTTTGAAGACCATGCTGCGGGAACAGACGCGGCAGCCCGACGAAGACCTCGCGTTTATTCCGGGCCAGTACCAGTACGGCAATCGTGGCGACAACGTCACCCGGTTCCTCGACTGGAACTACACGGACTGACATGGGACGCAAGACCGAACCCCTCACGGGCGGCTTGGTCACGGACCGAGACCCCGCGTTCCTGAAGCCAGGCCAGCTGTCCGACATGCGGAACATGGTCTACCGGAACGGTGCCGCCGCCCTGGAGCGCGCTGCCGGCCGGACCGCGTTCGTGACCGTGTCCTCGGTCGCCACGTCTGTGAACGGGTTGCGGGACATCACGTTCGACAACGGGGACCGATACCTGGTTTCGATGGCGGGCACGAAGTACCGCTACTCCACCCTGTCCGCCGCCCCCACCGCCACCGATCTCGCGACCATCGCGTCGGGCACTTCGCTGGAAGTGGTGCAGTACCGCAATCGGTTCTTCCTGATGAACGGGGCTCGGGCCGACTCCTCGGCCATCGGCACTAACGTCGTCGCTTATCTGAGTGCCACGGCCAACAACACGGTGCCGACGACCCGCCAGCACGGCATGTTGCAGGTCAACGCGGCTCCCAGCGTGAGCACCGCCGCCGGGGCGTTCTCGCAGACCGTGACGGGCTACTACGAGTACTGGACCACCGAGATCGCGAAGCTCACGCAGGATGGGGCGCAAGTCACGCTGGAGTCGGCGTTCTCGTCGGACAACGGGCCTTCGACGGTGCTGGTCTCCGCGACGGGTGTGGTGCCCGTGATCCAGTTGCCGACGATCCGCAACTCCATCACGACCGGCTGGCGCATCTATCGGGGCACCGTCAAGACCGTCGCCTCGGACAAGTCCTTCCCCACCGGATTTATGATCGCGGAACTCACGACCGCCGCCTCGGCCCATGCGGACAGCACGGCCGTGGCCTCGGCGTCATCGTTCCCGGCGTCGGTCAACAGCGGTGGCAACTTCTACGTCGGCTTCGCCAGCGCCTCGTCGATGTTCTCGGACAACGGCGTCTATGCCTCCGGGAGTGTCGGGGCCATCTCCACCGAGGTCCAGCAGGGGGTCTACAACTTCTCGCTGGGTAGTTTCTCGGGGGTCGTGAAGGGCATTGCCGTGGAAGTCCAGGGATATGTGAGTACGGGCACGGCCCCGGCTCCCATCACGGTCTCCATAGGTCAGCGCCGGTTTGACGGGCACTTCGTTCAGCGGTTCGGGTTGCAGGACTTCTCGGCTTCGAAGTCGGGGCTCTTGACGAGCACCAACTCAGCGGCTCCGACCACGATCACGCTCGGGTCCTCGACGGACCGCTGGTTCCCGACCGACTCCCCGGGCCTCGCCGACACCGACTTCGATGCGAACTTCCTCGTCGTCATCGCGACTTCGAAGCCCAACACGGCGGTTGGCATCGACTACGTCAAGGTGTTCGTCTACTACGGTGCCAGCGTGGACTCGACCGTTCAGTTCCCAGCCGTGGTCTATACGTTCGGGGACATCACGAGCCAGGTGGCGAAGAACTTCCCGCCGCCCTCCGCCAACACCGGGGACGTGTTCCAGGATTCTCTCGTCACGAACGACGTGCTGAACCGATCCTTGGTGCGCTACAGCTTCCCGGGGGAGCCGGAGTACTTCCCCCCGACCTACTTCATCGACTTCGAGACGCGCGAGAACGACTACGTTCGCGCCATTCGTACGGTGAACAACCGGCTCATGGTCGGGCTCGACAGCTCGCTCTGGCGCATCAACTACCTGCCCTCCGAGCGCGACTCCAGCTTCGACCGTGGCAAAGCCATCGACGTGGTGTCGCGGTCCTACGGGATCGTGAACCCGATGTGTTGCTGCAACTTCACCGTCGATGGCGAGTCGGAGCAGTTGGCGTTCATCTCCAACAAGGGGCTGCACACCACGGACGGGTTCAACTTCCTGACGCGGTCCCGTAACCAGAACTGGCGGAACTTCATCGCGCTCACTGGCACCAGCACGCCGATTGCGCTCATCAACGACCAAGAGAAGCGCGAGTTGCTGTTCTACTACCGGAACGACACCGACGCTGCCGGCGAGTACTACATGTGCCTGCACGCCTCTTACGACAAGAGCGACATCGACGGCGAGGGGAACTTCAAGTTCTCGGGGCCGGTCCACATGCAGAACTACGAGGCGGCTGGGGGGACTGTCGCGAGTCTGGAGTCCGCGTGGACGGTGAACCGGACGACAGGTAACACGACCGTGTTCTTGGGCTACGGCAACAACAGCACCGTGGCAGCGAACTCGACCACGGCGGGGGCTGGCAAGGTGTACCAGGAGACCGGCACCACGATCCCGGCGGCGGACTCGACCTGCCAGTACACGACCCGGCGTATCTACGCGGCCGGACTGTCCGGCGAGTGGATGCTCGACGACCTGTACGGCTACTGCGGGCACTACGCAGGCTCGCCGGTCATCACCTACACGTTCAAGGGCACGAAGACCAACGACGCCGGGGAGACGACGCGGGGTACGAAGAACATCACGCTCGCTGGGGGAGTGTTGCACCACGTCTCGCCCAAGGTACAGGTCGAGGGTTTGCGGATCACGATGCAGGCGACGGCGACCACGTTCGAAGAGGAAATGCTCGTGCTCGGCAGCACGACGTTCGGACTGGAGGACGCCCGATAGGACGCGACTTCAGCGGTATCCCCTACGCCAGCTTGCCTGAGCCCACGGCACCCGACTTCACTCCGAGACTGCGGAACATGCTCTCGGCGATCGACGTGTGGGCGCGGGACGCCTCGCAGGGATTGGCGCGAGTCACCGCCGGGCAGGTGCCGAACTCCTCCGGGACCACCATCGTCACCACCGTAACTCCAAGCGGGAATGTGGCGTTCTGGGACCAAGCTCAGACCTGGACGGGAGCCCAGCAGTTCAACGCACAGATCATTTTCGTGGGCGGGCTGCTGACGAACGACATCACGATCGCCTCGGCTTGGACCATTGACGGTCACGGCATCCATGATGCGATCAACCTGTTCGACAGCGGCACGTTCAACGAGGCGATCCTGTCGTTCGCAGGTGTTCCTTCGGGCAAGACCTACTCGTTCGCTCCCAGTGCCGGGGTTCTGGTGCCGGTGGGAACTGGAGCAGCGGCAGCCGGAGCCCTCGGCGCCATCTCACTGACGGGCCAGACCGGCAGCCTCGCCGCCCAGACCTTGCTGACTGGAACAGCGACCTCGGCGGGACTCTACCGGGTGTCGTTCTACGTCAAGACGACGACGGCCGGTGCGGCCTTGGACGCGATGACGGTCACGCTGGCTTGGAACGACGGAACGGCTCAGACGCTCGTGGTCCCGTTTGTCTCGGCGCTCGCGCTGACGAACAACCATGACCTGGCCACGCTCAACGCTTTCTCTCAGACGGAGATCGTCGTCAAGGCTGCCGCGAGCCAGAACGTTAGCTTCACGACCACGGTGACCAAGACAGGTTCGCCGCAGTATTCGATTGATGCACGCATTGAAGCGTTGGGCTAACATGGCTCCCGGGAGGGACCCCACATGAACCCGCTGCTGCTGTCGGCGCTCTTTTCGTTCGGGCCGAGCATTCTCTCGAAGCTGTTCGGGGGACAGGACCCGAAGGAGAAGTTGCGTGCCGAGATCATGCGGCTGCTCTCTCCAGAGAACCAGGCCGCCACCACGAACAAGTTCTACCAGGGCAACATCGGTAGCCCGGCCTATTCGCAGGCATTGGGGACTATTGCGGCGGGAGCGAACCAGACCTCCAATCGGGTCGCCTCGTCGCTAGCGGAGCGGGGGATCGGAACCACTGGAACGGGGGCGGTTCTCTCTGGGCTGACCCCGTCTCTGGTGGGGAGCCAGACGGCCGGGCTCCGCACGAGCGCCCACGACGCCGCCTTGAAGCAGACGGAAGATTTCCTGCGGCAGCGCATCGCGGCGCTGACTGGCACCCAGGGGCCGAGCCAGACGCAGCAGTTGTTCGGCGCCGGGCTGGAGTCGTTCGGCCCGTACCTGCAAGCCTACTTGAGGATGAAGTTCCCGAGCCTCCAGTTCCCGACCGCGACGACGGTGGCACGCTAATGGCCGACTTCGCGGGCATGACACTGGACCCTGCGGTCCTCGCAAGTCTCCAGAACACGCTCACTCCGGAGATGAAGGTTCTATCGGCGTTTCAGGCCGATCAGGAGCGGCAGGCGAGGCTGGCAGCGCAACGGACGAGCCAAGCGACGGAAGCAGCTGCGTCAGCAGGCCAGCAATATCAGACGGCTGCTGCGGCACCGCCGCCACAACTCGACCCGCTCTCGGCTTCGCTGCCTCTCCTGTTGGGAAACATCTCCAGCATCATCGGGGGAGACCAGGCGGCGCCCCAACGTGCCCAAATGGGCATCGCGGAGCAGCGCCGCAGTCTCATGCAGGCGCGCACCGACAACCTGATCGCGCTCAAAGACAACTTCGACAAGAAGGCCCGGGCGGCGGAAGCAGCAGGCGACAACGAGGCTGCGACCAAGGCCAGAATGCAGATCGAAACCCTGTCCAAGACGCTCGATGTTCTCCATCAGCAGGAACAGCACAAGCAGGCAACGGACCTTGAAGGAAAGCGCCAGCAGGGAGCCAAGGAACTCGAAGGATTGCGCCAGAAGGGAGACATTGCTGCGATCCGAGTGCGTGGAGAGGAACAGCGCAAAACGGACGCTGCCCAAGCGGCAGCGCAGGCCAACATCGACCTCGCGGACTATATCCAGGTGCGAACGCTGCCGGACGGCACCAAAGTCCCGCTCGCGGACATCACGGGTATCCCAGACAAGAAACGCCAGGGAGCCGTGGATGCTGCGGCGAGGCAGTCCGGGGTCAAGGTGTTGAGCAAGGCTGGCGCGGAATCGCTGCCGCTGCTCGATTCGGTACGCTCCGACATGCAGTACATCACCGAGAACACAATCCCGCTGCTGCCCTCGGGCAAGGTGTTGAATCGCATGAAGGGTGCTGGCGTCAACCGCATCGAAGCGATGC